ATTCTGTATGATATTGGGTGCATTTTTAAGCACCTCGTTCAAGTCTTGTCCGCGCAGTGCACCGCTTGCCAAGCCCTGAGTCAAGTTATACATAACAGAATCTATGGCCTGACTGTCCGCGCCCGCGATGGCAAAGCCTTTGTTCAACTGTTCGGTGAAGGCGATTAATTCATCGTTGCTGCTAAAAGCGTCACCAGCTTGCATACCGAGCTTCGCAACCGCATCAGCTGTGGTCTGGTATGCCGCGCGTGACCGCTGTGCCGAGGCTCTAATTTTCGCCTCAAGCTCTGCGACGGAACCGCCATCATCGACAATGAAGTTGAGTCTGGCTCTTGTGTTAGACAGTTGGTCAGAGAGGTCCATAATTTTTTTCACTCCGACCATGCCGCCAACAGTTGCCGCTATGCCCTTCATCTTCGACCAGAGCCCATCTGCATCACTTGAGCCATTACGAATATCATTGTTGAACCGTTGCTGCGCGGCTCCTGCATTGCGGATGTTTTGCTCTATACCGTCGAGTGATACTTCCGCCCTTGCCAATTCCAATCTTGCGTCACGGATTGCCTGCACGTCCACGGCGTTGCCCGACGCTGACTGCATGGCCTCAAAGCTACTTAAAACTGTATTCAGAACTTTGTTCATGCTATTAAGTGGCGATGAAAAACCATCATACAATGCAATCGCCGCTTTTATTGTTGCCAATATTCTCACCACCTTTATCTGCGTTTTGCCTTGGTTTTTGCTTCCTTTGCCTTTTTCTTTTCCTGTTCGGTGTAAATCTCTATAGCCGCAATAATAAAGGCACGTTCGCGACGCTCAAGCCGCAGAAAGTCGGAAGGAAGCAGATGTAATTTGTGAAGGCAAAAGTAGGCGATATTAGCCTCGCCATCACCTTCACTTATGAGTTTTTTGCTTCGTCTACCTCATCTTCCAGTGTGGTGTCAAAGCTATTAACTTCCTGAATCTTTGTCAGATAATCAGCGTATTCGCCGGGAGCAAGCATTGCCTTGAGTAGTGCATCATCGCCCAGCACACCATAGCTATCCTGCAATGCAGCGTCGCTCAGGTTCGGATAGACTGTACACAATGCCGCTAGTTTCCCAACATACAGATCGTAGTCAGTTTCCTGCACGAACTGGTTTCTCTTACCGGAAACCTGAACACGATTTGTGCAAGACTTGCGAAGCTTTTCGTCCTCGGCGCTCGTAATACACTTAATTTCCCATGCCTCCGGCGCACCGTGCTCGTTCAGGAAACGCTTTGACGCAATGTACCTTATATTCTCGGTTTTGATGGCGTTTGGTGCCATAAAAGATGATAAACTCATAATAATTCCTCCAAATTGTTATTAATTAACCCCGCCTATTTTCAGGCGGGGTGTGTTTTATCTCATCCCGTTTAACAGGGCGAATTTCTCCGGCATCTCAAAGTCTTCAAACGTGAATTCGATATCTTCATCAAGATACTCGGCATCAGCGTCGAACCTCGCCAACACTCCGCCGTCTATGTTGCAGTCCTTCAGGATTACCGTCTGACGGCCGACGCTGGATGTCGGGTCTTCGTTTGTGACCTGTATGTCAAAATACACATCCTCGCCGGTATCCTTATACCGTGTCATCAACTCACGAAATATGCTGGTGTTGTAATGGATGTTTGCAGAACCGGAGCCCGCCCAGCCTGTAGCCTTGTTGCCCTTGCCGGTGCGACCAAGTATGGGCACTTCGGTTTTGTTCTTCTCAAAGTTCGCTTCAAGATTTATAGCCTGCATGAGATTATATCGGTTGCCCAATATGGTCACATAGCATTGTGCCAGCGACGCGGATATTGCATCTTTAGCATTCATTGTCTGTGGCATTTATGTTCCCCCTTTCCTAATTAACGACAACTACCATGTAGAGTTGTGACATAGCGTTGGTTGGTGTTACATAGTCCCTGACCATAACGGCGCGTTTTGTCTCGCCTTGCTCCACTGTCACCATGTCACCGCTAAAGTCTTCAATTGCGCGGATAGTCTGTAAATCCTGATGGTGCCTAACGATATCCGCCCACAGGCTTATTCGCCCGTCCTGATCATTTGGTATCTCGCCCAGATACTTAGTGTTGAACAACAGCGCAATGTCATTGCCTATCTGGTCAAGCACTCTGATAATCTGGTTGCTTGCAAAATCAGCTGATTTGTTTTCTGTGAAGCTGGTAAATGTGTTGATGTCCTCAAGCACCCTTACATCGCTGTTGACGCTGTGCAACACAAATTTACCGCTTTTGATGCAAGCCTCAAGCTCTGCATTGGTGTATCGTGTGTTGACGTTGTACTCGCCGGTGTAGGGTTTATTTGTCAGGCTGGCATTGACGGGACACGCGGCTGATGCACCAGTTACCCAGTACACAAGTGCTGTGCTCTCGGCATCTCCGACAAGTCCGTTCTCAAGGCTTATAACGCCCTCGAAGTCAGCCGCTTCAGCACGGAACAACACGGTTTGGAACTTCGCGCCGACTTCATCCCTCATGCGCTTAGTAAAGTTAATCATAAGTGTTTTAACGAGTTCACTTGTGGCTGCACAGCCCAGCGTGTTAAAGCTGTAAGGCTCTATGGCATCACAATACTTCTGATAGTCTGCGTCAACCGCAGCACCGCTTGTGCCGCCTGTCAGCGGGGTGCCAGCCGTCAGCGCCAGTGTTGCGCCTGATTTATACTCAACAAAGTTATTGGCAATCAGTTCCGCTGTCGTCTTGACTGTCTGAGTGTCCATCTTGCGCCCGGAAAAGAATGTAGACACATCGTATATCTCGTTGCCGGATTCGCTTGCTTCGTTGTATTCGATAACGATTGTCAGGCCATTACCGCGCACACCGGAGTGCAAAGCGGTTGCGTAAGTATTTGTTGCCTTCGTGCCGTCACTGTTGAGCTTATAAAAATACCCTGATTTGATATTCTTGAAAAGCTCTCTCAGTTCACGCATTTTGTCGTGGGAAAAATCATAGCCGAATATCCGCAGGCTATGCTGTTCAAAGTCCCTTGCAGTTACTTCAAATACCTCACCATCAACACCCCAATCAAGCTCAAGCGGCATTGTTGCAACGCCTCTCTCAGATAGGATGGATGTTGCTCTCGCTGCGCTGATGAAGTTGATGTAACTGCCGGGCAGTATTTTGTTTTGGGTAATCCATGTACCGCCGCCTAGCGCCATATCATGTCACCTTGCCTTTCAAAAATTTCTCTAGCTTTGCGTCAACCTCCGCCAATGTATAGAACTTATCGTCAGCAAGCAGAGCGCCAAGAATATCCCTTCGTCCGGCGTACCGCTTCATACTCAGGATTTTTTCTTTCAAAAAAGTAATCCTGATTGGAATACCATCCCCAGCTAGTTCTTTCTCGGTGACGGCTTCTTTTCCTTTCGCCATATTTATCCTCCCTGAATGCCTGTTTCATGATCCAAATCTTCCATCTTTTCCTCATCGCTTAGCATGATTGTGTGATGGTTGTAATGGACAAAGAAATTGAGCACCCCGTCAATAGTTTCAAAATTAATACCCGTGCCGCGTAGCATGTCGCCGTTGAGCATGGTGACGAATCCAAGCGCAGTTACCATTCTGTCAGCAACATCGTGCAATTCTTCATTATCACCCTCCGTCTGTGGGAAATGCTGAATAACAAACAAGTTTTCGTTGTGGTATCTGCTTCCAAGCCTCGGCGTTAATGCCGCTCGCACTGCCTGCACAAAAAAACAAGGCTCTTCCAAGCCCTGTGTCACGTTTTTTGTATATGTCTTGTATCCATCGCCGAATTCGGCATTTAGCCTAATGGCAATTGAGGTTATGATGTCATTTAGCATTTAACGCCTCCGCTAACATCTTAGTAAGCTGCCTTTCAATGCGTCCGGGCACTTGGGCTTCAACCTCAGCGACACTCTTTGTCATCATGAACTTGCCCTTTTTCCACCCGCTTTTAAGCTGTTTGCCTAACTGCGGAACATAACGCCCCGGTGTTTGCCTGTGTCCGTATTCGACATAAGATGCATATTCCGTTTCGTTTATGACCTCAATTTGATACATGTTTCCGCTTTTGGTGATAGTCGTCGTAGTCCAGTTGCGCCGGAGATTTCCCCCAACATACCCAGCCCAGTATTTTTCAAGGATTGCACCGTCTTTGGACAGGAATGTGCGTTTTCTCCCGCTTACGCCAGCTACTCGAATAGTTTTAGGCCCCAATTTAGGTTTTTTGCCAACGGGCGTATTTTTTTTGACCTTACCCAATAGCAGCGCCGCAATATCGTTTGTCATATCACGAATGAACTTGTCAGTGTCCCAGGCACCTAATTTCTCAATGCGTTCAAACAGTTCTTTCATCTTCTTGAAATCGCATTTACCCCATCTTTTCGCCATTACGCCCACCCTCGGAATATTTCTAAGCTGATTTCCTGATGGCTAAAGAACACCGCAGGCTGTCCGCTTTGGGCATAGTCAACAGATACATCACCACGAGTAATAACTATCTTTGAACCGGGCGGGACTGTTATCTCCGGTGCCATAAATACTTTGATAGTTTGTCCGACAGTCGCAACATTGCCCTGTTCTGCTGTCGGCAGGCTGCCGAATGACAATTTGCAGGGCTGGTTATCAACAAGCACCTTTTCTGTAAAGCCCGTGGTCTTCTTCACGGGGTCTGTCACCGGCTCCCTGACAATAATCTTACACCTGTCCCGCCAAAGCCGTTCCAGTGCCGCTCTCTGCCCCGCTACCATTTGAACCTCCGGTAACTGTACAGTTGGGTGTGCCCGTACTCGGTCAGGTATTTTACCAGCCTGTCAATGCGCTGATCGGGCGTTTCCACGCCATTGCCATAAGCAAATGACACTGTTGTGTCGCCTTCCTTTATTTGCGACACTGCGGCTGAATCAAGGTCAAACCCTTCAAGCTGTCCTGAGCTTTTCAGCAAGCGGATATATTCACCGGCAGCCCTGCGCAGAACTACATGCCGCAACTCGTCAGGCACTGCGTTTTGGTTCGTCCTGTTAATTATGGTCTGCTCAGCACTCTTGATTACAACTGTCAGCAAAACGTCGCCAATCGCCGCATCAACACCCAACGCAGCAAGGAATTCAATAAGCCTTTCCTGCACGGTCACACCTCCTTCTTACTCAGAATCTTTTTTCTTTTTCGGCTTTTCTTCCAAACCCTCGACCTCATAGCCAAGAGCTTTTAATTTTTGGGCCGTTTTGATATCCTCGGTCTGATACAGCCCGTCCCTAAAACGTGCGAGAGGGCGGTTGTTGTCGGTGTCCCAAACAATGCCGCCCTTTTTACCTGTTACCTTATACATCAGCTATCAGCCAGTCCGGTAATTGCGCCGTGAAGGAATGCGGGGCCGTGAGCGAGACCAAGCTGACCGTAAATCTGAACGCGGTCTGACGCGCCTATCTTCGCAAGCTCCTCGAGGAACAGCACACCCTTACCGGGGACTGCCTGAAATACCGGTGCCATGTGTGCTACATCGGCGATGAGAACAGCGTCCTTCGGCATAAAGCGATTCCAGACTATGCCAAGCTGGAAGAAGTCTGTCTCAATGCTGGTGATGTTCATACCGCCAACCTCACGCAGTGCGGGCTGGTTATATCCGACCTGATTTTCATACAGAGTTGTGATAGCCTGTTTCTGATGGGAATTACAGAACATAACCATATTGCCGAAATATGCGCCGTTGTCAGCCATCATCTTGTAAAGCTCTTTGAGCATATCAATGGTGATAGCTCCGCCCGTTGCGTCAATGGTAGAATCTGTCGCCGTAAGTTCCAACATTCCACGAGTTCTATTTGCGACATTGACCGCAGTGGCTTTTCTGAATTGACCGCCAATAAAGGAATGCTCAACATCACGGGCAATCTTTACAAGACGCTGCTGTATCTGCCACGGCATTTCTGCGGGCGGATTTGCGGTCTGTCCGGCAGTGTTAAGTCCAGAGAGTTTTCCGCTGTTACTCTGACCGAGGTATGTAAGGTCAATAACTTCCTGATGTATCTGCACCACGTTTGTTTCCTGTGTACGCGCAATAGCCGTTGCTGGCGGTGCCGTTGCGGATGCCTGTTCTGAGATGTCAGGCTGTTCCGGCGCGGGGTAGTCAAACAACACCGCTGTGGGGAATTCATCATTTGTTGTCATCCTGCCGCCCGTAAGTCCGCCAACCATTGCGAGAAGCGGTGTCTGTGTGGGGTCAGCTGTAAAAAGCTCCCCTGCGTAGTTTGGTAGATTCCATGTAGTTCCTAGTCCAGTTACCTGTGGCATTATTATTCTTCCTTTCGATTATCAAATTTAGATCAAAATTACGCCCTCTGCGGCGGCTTCGTTTTTAACAGTGATTGCCGCCACGTTATCTTTGTTTTTCCGTGCTTCTGCAAGGCGCTGCGCATAACCGTCCGTCTTTGCATCGGGTTTTATCGCCAATGGGTTAGCTGGTGCTGCGCCTGCGAATTTTGGTTGTGTGCCCTCAGCAAAAATACCTGCTTTTGGCGTGCCGTCCTCGCCCTTAGTAAGCGCGTCGAAGATGTCCTGACGGCTCTTGCCTTTATTGTCTTTGTCGTCAAGGGCTTTCTCAATTTCGCCAACATAGAAATCACGTGTAATATCGTTGATAAACGCATGACCGGACAATAGCTTTTCCGTTTCGGTGCGGCTGTCACGTTTGGCGAGTTCGGCGGCATGTTTTTCCTCGACATCCTTCAAAGCCGTCTGAGCCTTTTCAAGCTCCACCTTGATGTTAGCGGGGTCAATCCCTTCAAACGCCTTGAGCGCGTCCGTTGCCGTCGTAAGCTGTCCCTGCAATGCGCCCCTCGCATCCTCGGCAGCTTTGGTTTTGTCTTGCTCACGCTTGATGTCTTTCCCATGTTCAGCCATCACGAATGTTACCTGCTCTTCGGTAAGACCTTTTGCGGTTAAATCTTCTGTTTTCATAAAACTCCTTATACTCGGCGTTAGGTTGTTTTAGGCGTGTAACCATCCGCCACCGATTGACTATTTTAGGACTAATCATCTGTCCAATTTTGGGCGTGAAAAAACCGCCACACCCTTCAGTGATGACGGTTAGTTCAGCAGTATTGCTATTATTTTGTCCAGTGCTTTTGTAGAGTCGGCGCTTATTTCCGCGCCGTAATCGAAATCCAGTTTTATCCTTGCCCTCGTCCCACCAATATCCCACACGGAAATATCTTCACTGGGTCCCGGTATATCCTCAATGTGCGTGGTATCTGATTCCAGCAGTATTCTGTTGGCTTCAGCAAATATGAGTGCTTCATCTATGCGCTGAGGGTTGCGGAAATATGCTTTTGTGTTCTCGCGGTTTTTCACAATATCCAGTTTCAATGCCATCACTCCTTATCAAGCCCATATTTCTTATCAACCGTTCGCCGGGTGGTCTGTGCGCTTCTGATGATATCCCTGTAGGCATCTTCTCCGGTCAGACCATATTTCAGTTCTTTGTGCTCCAATATGTCTGCAAAGCTCTGATTTGGTGCAGTGCGTTCAAGTATTTCTACGGTTTCCACATCTGCCATCATGTATCGTGCTTGGGTGCGGTAGGTGTTTCGCAGCTCGTGCGCTTGCATTGCCTGGTCTCCAAGTGGTTTTGTGGTGTCAATCATTTCTGGAATGGCACTGTCATGAGCTTTATACCATGATCTAACCTCAAAATTACCCAGTAATTCATCAAGGTCATTTGAATAGTCAAGACTGTTTATTTTGCTCTGTTTGCCGGACTTGAACAGTTCCCACTCCTCAGGTCTATTATACTTCAAATCGTGGAAATCCTCAAGTTTTTTAGGGAATTCCTGACCGTATATCGCCTTGTATTTTTCAAACTGAACTTCGCTTTGCTTGCCTGCTCGTGCACCCTTATAGGCAGCATACTCTCTGGGGTCAGATTCGACATATTTTTCAAACCATTCCTTGTATGTCATATCTCCGGGTACATAGTAGGTCTGACCGTCAGCGCCGCGAGCAATCCTCTCGCCGTAATCGTCCTCGACTTCCGGGGCTGTGTCAGTTCGGCAGTTTGGATGAAATGGATTTGCAGTCACTCCCGGTTCAAACTCCCCAATCGGAAACACTTTTCCGTCCATCTCCTGACAAATATCACTTGTCAGATTGTCCAGCGTTGCCAGTATGCGGTAATACTCAATATCCAGTTCTTTGTATGTGTCTTTTGCAGCGACTGCGCTGAAATACGCTTGCTCAGTCATGACCAGCCGCCCTGCGTTGTTGCGGGATGTATTGAGCTTGGCAGCTATCGAGTCAATTACTTTCTGCGGCGAAGTACCCAACATCAAGGACTGCGTTATCTCTGATTGAAGGTTGTTGATAAGTTTTGTTTTGTCCCGCCAAATGCGTTCACTGAAATTCAGACCGTCAGCAGCCCACGGCTTTGATATGATGGTGTCCAAACGCCGAGGCTCTATGCTGTGCAGACTCCATCCAATTCCGACACCGCGCTGAATCTCGAACGCCCTGTGGTAGTAGCTCTGTGAGTATATTTCTCGCATAAAACCGTCAACATCATCAATCCTGCCGCCATACAGAGCTTCAACCTCTTGTTGTATCTGTAGGCGCAATGACTCCAAGCGGGATATGTGGACACGAGCAGAGGCGTTCTCCAGCTGTTTCATCCATTCGCCGGTGAGTGCATTCTCTTCGCCTTTCGCTACGTACTCCTGCACTGTCCAGCGGAATTCTTTCAGTTCTTTTTTATTCAGCCACCTTCGGGCATCCGCAATGCTAATTTCGTTATTGTCGGCAAAGCGTGTATACCACTTTGAGATATCAGCCTCGATGTTTCGTAGTGATCGCTTATACTCGCGGTCAAGCGTCTGTAGATAATCAAGCCCTTTTTCATGCAAAGCATTTTCTAGCTGTAGAAACCGTTCCGGCCAGTATTTATCACTCCTCACCGGCTCCACCGCCTATCGGTGTGGGTTCACGCGCAAACGCTCCCGCATACATAGCCTCTTCTGCTTTCGCGCGTTCTTCCTGTATGCGTTGCAGTTCGTCCTCGACGTTGGTGACGTAAGGGTGCTGACCGACCAGTGTTTCTTCGGAAAGCAAGCCCATAGAGTTCCTAATATCGGTGATGACTTCTGATTCGCTGACAATGCCATCGCGGTTAAAGATAATGGCAATTTCCTCGTTGGTATAATCGCCGTTGCCTTTGTTTATCAAATCCTGATTGATAAACCAGATAATATCCTCAAACGCCGCTTGATATTCAGTTTCCATTCCATTTGCGTCCAAGTCAAGGTCATTAAATATCGACTTGATATTCATCTGATTGGGAGCGCCACGGCTTCGCAAGTCCGTTGCATCATATCCACGGGCGTTTTCTATCAGGGCACGTTTGAACGTTTCCAGAATCACCTTATAGTTGTCTGAGTTGACTTCAACCATTAGCGTCTCAACGCCGCCGTCATCCCGTACCTTTACAGCACCATACATCTGTAAATTGTGCCGGAACTCGCCGAGGTCTGCGTCGTCATAGTTCTTTATGATCAGTATTGTATTCCGTGCATCTTCCTGCATATTGTTCTGGAAGTCAGACAGAATCGTGTTAATTCCGTCTTGCAGGCTCTTTGTTCGCTGTATCAATGGTATTTCTTTTTTGTTATACCGGAATGGAATCAGGGGTATCTTTTCCCAGTTGTAGTATGCAGCTGTTCCGTTCGTCTCCGTCACGGTGAGATATGGCTCATGTTCTCCCATCTGAACATCAGGCACAAGATTGAATCCGTCAAGGACATACCGGTATATGCCATCAGGCTTAAATATCTCCACACGCTCAACCGTACTCTTGGTTCTGCCTGTCCAGTCCTCCATCTCATACAAGCGCACAGCACACTCTAATATGGTGCGGTCATCGTCTTGCCAAAAGGGCAGTATCGCATGCGCCGGAAAACGCCGGAAGCTAAGCTTGCCTTTGTCATCGTAGCAAATGAACGTCCAGCTAATTCCACCATTCAGACAGTCCTCCGCCAGATATTTCAGCACACGCAGAAATTTCTTGTTGAAAGCACCCCTGACCAAATCGCCGTAGTCTTTGTTCTCTGCATCTACCGTCAAGGGCTTACCTACCAGATAATTAACCTTCTGGTCAACCATCTTGGCATACTGGTTATCTATGATTTTGTTGTTTGGCAGGTTTGCAACAGGCTTCAATTCGCCGCTCTCGCTGATAACCATTCGCTGTCGCTTTAATATATCGTGCTCACCGGCATAATATTTATCTCCGAGTATTTGCAGCTTTCTTTCTTCGCTGGTTTTCCACTCAGTAATTGCAAGGGCGAAAAACTCTAACTCCGTCATCTGCCCTTGCTCTATTATCCGGTTAAGTCGCAATGTCTCTGTCACGTGCTGTCCTCCTTACCTGAAGCTGTATGTCGGGCCAACCAAGATATCTTCCAATGCATAGCGCATTGCGTCCATCAAATGGTTAAAATCGTCTATCGGTCTATTTATCTTGTCGCCAAACTTATCGACATCCCACGTATAGTTGCTTATTTCTGTGAGAAAGTTTACACAGCTCGGATGGATTATTATTTTGTAATCCTGAATATACTGGATTCCGTTATTGATGCTGTCCTTGCCTTTTCGCGCAGGGCGAACATGCGGCAATCCCGCTTCTCTGAGTTCATCAATACTTTTCGGCTCGGCGCTGTCTGCCCTGATACGCTCTTTGGCATGTCCCATAGCAGCAATGCGGTCATATATCATGCGGTTGGTCAGAGCTTTTTCGTATAGCTCATCAAAAACCCAAATAGTTTTCTCAGCTTTACTAACCAGTCCGCAGAACAAGGCAGACGGATCATGCGTGTAACCGAAGTCAAGACCGAATGCAGATTTCACATCCGGCTTTGATGCTATTTTCTGAACATCAAACAACTTTTCTTCCCAGTTCTCATATACCAAGCCGTCAACAATGCCCCAATCTCCAAGCCCCGCTACTCTATATCGACGGGGATTGTTGGTTTTCATGGTTTCAAACACCTTTTTGTCGGCATCGTCCAACCACTCGTTGCACAAGTAATTGGTTGTCATTGCCAATATATCAGGGTTTGCCGGAGCATCAAAAAAACGCCGCTTTATCCAGTGTTTTTCATTCCACGGGTTTAAAGTCAGCGTTATTTGTTTATATAAGCCCGTCTCTGGCGGGATAGCTCCACGGATTGACTCATCCAGCATGTCAAAATCCGATTCGTTCAGAATTTCGTAAGATTCCTCAATCCACATCCAGCAGAGATATCCGATTTCCACCGTGATCGACGTTACTTTCAGTGGGTCGTCTAGCCCTCTGAAATATATCTTCTGTCCGGTTGGCGCGTAAGTCATTTCCAACGGGGACTCTTTTATATCCCAAAATTCCTGAACGCCTAATCTGTTGATTGCCCACTTCAATTCCGTGAAGCAAGAATCCTTCAAGGTGCGAAACACTTTACGGACAATAAGCATATTAGCTTCAGGATATTGCATCATGTTGACAATTACATTTAGTGCCATCGTCTTTGATTTCTTTGAAGCGCGGCTGCCTTTCACAACGCGGTAGCGCCCTTTGAACCGCCAAAACCCTGTGTATCCGCCCCCCACGACATCCGTGAGGCTAATCCTGTGTTCACTACTCATTTTCGTCACCCTCTGAGTCAATAGTGAATCCGATAACGTCCACCGAGTTGTCGCAGAGATCGTCTACAATGACAGTGGGTATCTGTCCTTCAATTTTCAGCTTGTCCGTAAACAGGTTATATTTTTTGCCCAGCAATTCAGCCGCTTTCAACTTTTCTTTCTCGTCAGGTGCTTTGTCAATCCGCCTTGCGCTTGAACACCCCATCCCCGACCCTTCTACAATGATTGTTTCGGATATTGATTCACCTCGCAGAACGGAAGTCAGGTATATAAGCACCTCATCTTGTGAGGCAATAAGCTCCTTGTCTTTTGCCGCCATCAACTCGGCTATATATTTTTGAACATTAACATTTATTAACAACCTTGCTCCCTGCGCAGCTGCTGTTCTCTCACTGTATCCCGCCCGAATGGCAGCTTGCGTATTATTCGAGTCAATCACCCACTCTTTTGCAAATCTTTTCTGCTTTGGCGTCAACTTAGCCATTCAGGCTCACCTCCACTCATAAATAAGGGACAGCGCCATGCAAGGAGTCCGCATGAGCTTTCTAACGGCTGTCCTTTTATCCCAGCGGTAAATATCAATAAAAAAAGCCCCGCAACGGGGAATCCGTCACGAGGCTGATGTATAAACTTCCATCTCAATCTAAATGGTAATACATTTTCAACCACCTTGTCAAGCGATTCTTCCGCGTTTTTTCCACGGCTATAAATTTTTTTGTTTTTTAGTAGATAAGCATAGTTAGCCGGTCTAACGCTGCGTTACTCAGAGCGTAAGCCTTGCTCTTCTCTATGCCGTACTTTGTCATTATTCTTTTAATCCCGTTACCCTCGTCTTTGTTGATAAACCTCAAGGTCAATAGGTCGCGCTCTTTTTCTGTCAGTTGTGCTAGGCATGGCTCAATCTCGTGGCTATACTCCACAGCCTTTTTATATCCGCGAGTAATTAGAGCTTGTCGGTCAAGCTCAGTACAAAGGTCATCTTCCCACTTACTGCCTCCACCATGTACCGGCACTGATGTCATCGGGCGTGGCGATACAAGCCTGTCTGCGATTTCCTTTACCCTCTTGGGGTCGTTCTCGATTTTCCACTGTTTGTCGTGATAATCTCTGAGAACTTTAATGGTTGCGTCCGTATAGTTGATATAATTAAGAAGTTCTGCCATAAGCCCCTCCAATCAGCATTTTTTTCTTAATTATATCAGCAACACAGGCTAATTGATTAGCCTATCAATAGGAGGCAGAGGGGGCAGCGACTTGTCTCGACGTGGCTTATACCCCAGCTGACGGTCAAGGTTTCTATACAGGGCTTCGGGCGACACATTAAGTGCCGCCGCGATTCGCCATATAGGATATCCTTCAAGGCTCTTGCTTTTTGCCCATTCAAGTTCGTGAAGTGTAAGCGTAGAAGTCATTGTGCCTCCTAATGTAGATGTCGTTTCATAGTACCCGCGCTTATTTCGGACACGTACTGCCCATAATGCATACCACGCGCTCTAGCTTCGATGATGATTTCCGTTATAGTCATACCAGATAACGGGTCGGATGATATTCTCTTTTTCCTACTTGGCGTGGGATTTTCCTTTTCCCTGAGTCTTTTCTCCGCCCTGCTCTCACGTATATTTGCTTTGTAGGCATCCGTCCGGCAGTCAGGGCAGTATTTGCTATAGCAGGGTTTATGGCAGATTTGACAGGTGTTCATCAAGCGCCTCCTAAAAGTCCGGCATAAAGTTCTCTATAAAAATCTCGCTCAATTTGTTTCTTCATGTCTTCAAGGTCAATTGTGATGGTCACTCCTTCCGATATCTTGATGTCACGATAATCGTGTTTCACCATTATTGGTGCCGCAATATCTGCTGAAGCTGTAGCTCCTGCCGTTGCAGCAATAGGCGGCTCTAAATATCCGAGTGCTTCCACCATTTTATCGTCGCACTCGTCTTTGCGTGGACACTCTCTGCACTTTTTTATCAATCTGGATGATCCCATTATTCAACCGCCTCAAAAGTGGATTCAAATTCTTCAGCTGTATATACTTTCAAGTCGTTAGTAGATTCCATGGTAATGCAGTAACTATCAGGGAGAAGGCGTGGCCACATTTCGGGTACCCACTCTGGCACAGGCTCACTGCCTACCCAATAGACATCTATAAGTTCAAGTTCTTTCCGCTTATATCTTGTAGGCAACAATTTGATTTCAGCGGCGTTGTCTAGCATACCGACGAGACCTTCTTCATGGTTGGCATTTACGAATTCACCACAGCTTTTAATCTTTCGACTATTTCCCTTGATTACATACACTCTACCCTCAAACTCAAACGGCTTACCCTCCGGCACACCTAATGCGTCTGATAATCTACTCATTTATCAATTTTCCTTTCAATATTACGCAGTCGTGCGAGAATATTGCT